ATACGTCCCGCCGCCGCTTTCTGGTCACCGGTCGCTTCAGTGTGTTTGTGGTGGACTACAACCTGCGTAGTAATGAATCGCTACGCCACGGTGGGCCGGGGTTTAAAGAGCCGGGATGCTATCGTCTCATCCGTAGCGTACGCCGCCTACTGACTGGTCAGGATTTGGGGCTGGACATTGATTATCTGAAGCCCGAAGGCGTGCGTCCGGTAGCCGGACAGGCCTTTAACGAAAAAGGCGTGGCTGTCTATGAGTGCGTGTTCAGCACGCAGTGGATGGAGGATGCACTGGATAATGGCCACTGGCCTGCGCCTGAGTTACCGACTGACCATGATGCCGATTTTGTGCACTGGCACGGTCGCATCGAAAAACCACTGCCGTGGCATGACAGCACTCGCATGGTGTACTTCCAGCCCGGCGAGTCTGACGCGGTTGCTGAAGATATCATGCACAACAGGACTGAAAACGATGATTAAGGTTATTGCCCGTCAGGGTATTCAGGTACCGGTGGAAGGTCGTCCTGACCGTTATATCACGGACGAAATAGCGATGGAGGTACCGGAGACGGCTTACTGGTTGCGTCGTCTCAGCGATGGCGATTTGTTGATGTATAACGACCCCGTTAAACCCGCCTTCACCACTGGGGCTGCTGACGCTAAACCGTCTGATAAAACTGCGGATCAACCTGCTGCTTCGGCAGCTAAGGCGGATAAATGACTATGGATATCACCACTATTCCGAACCCGATTTATAAGCCCGGAGCTTATTTCGCGTTCAATACCCAGCTTGCCTCACGTGCATTGGCCACCAACGATCAGAAGCTGCTTATTATCGGCCAGCGTCTGACGCCGGCAACGGCTGCAGAAGTCCTCACGCCAGTGAACGTCTTCAGCGATGATGAAGCGGCACTTTACTTCGGACGTGGCTCACAGGCGCATCGTATGGCCCGCGCGGCAATCAAAGCGAACCAGTACATTCAGCTAACGGTTGTCGGCTTGGATGATGCTGAAGCGGGGGTAGCGGCTACTGGCTCGGTGGTAATTAACGGAACGGCCAGCGGTTCTGGTCAGGTTCGGCTGGCCATTTGTAGCACCACGGTAGCTGTCGCCGTCAGCCAAGGCGACAAGGCCGATGATGTGATGGCCTCACTGTCCAGTGCCATTACACGACAAGATGACCTGCCATTGAGCGCAACCGTCGGCGAGATTGATGGTCCGAAAGACAGTGATGGTAATCCTACTAAAATCAAGGCGCTGGTGTTGACTGCCCGTAATAAAGGAAGCACCGGGAATGAATGCGGTCTGGCCTGCACTATCACCGCGAGCGGCCTCACGTCCACGCTGACGCCGATGAGTGGTGGTCAGGGTGACCCGTCACTGGATGCAGCATTCAGTGCAGTATTCGCCTCTGGACATACGATGATTATGCTGCCTTACACCAGTGATGATGCGCTGGCAAAGTTGGCTGCACATCTGGATAACGTTTCTGGGCCACTTGAACAACGCGGTGCAGTGGGGGTTACCGGCTGGAATGGCACGCTTGCCAGTGGCACAACCCTGACCAGTAAGGTTAACGCAACGCGCATCACTTGTGGCTGGCATGCCGGTTCAGCGTTGCCGAACGGCGAGCTGGCGGCGATTTACGGTGCAGTGATGGCGAGTGAGTCAGACCCTGCCCGCCCGCTTAATACCCTGACATTGCCGGGGTTGGATATCACGGCGCAGGACAACTGGCCGGGACGTACTGAGCAGGAAAACGCCCTGATGAATGGTCTGACGCCGTTTGAGGTTGACGGTAGCGCCGTCCGTATCGTGCGCTCGGTCAGCACCTACATCAAGAATGCGGCGGGTGTGACCGACCGCTCGCTGATGGATATCACGATTATCCGTTCGCTCGACTATGTGCGTCTGGCGTGTCGTACGCGCTATACCCAGCGTTTCCCGCGTGAAAAGCTCACAGATGCTCGATTGGCGCGTATCCGTTCTGAGTTGCTTGATGTGCTGTATTCGCTGGAGCAGCTTGAAATTGTGGAGAATGTCAACGCGCTGAAAGACCAGCTTACCGTGACCCGCAGTCTTCAGGATGACTCGCGGGCAGAGGCCACCATTCCGGCAGCAATCGTGCGGGGTCTGCATGTGTTCGCCGCCGTCATTTATCTGATGTAAGGAGACGACAATGGCCCTTGAATACGTAGGCTCGATTGTTCTGGATGTTAACAGCGTAGAGGTGGAAGTCACCGACTTTAACCCGACCGAGACGACGGGGAAAAAGCTGGTCAAGACCATGAACAGCACCGGCCGCGCGAAAGGTTATACTCAGGGCATCGCCACTTGGGAGCTGTCCATCACGGCAGTGGTGCCCAAAAATACCAACATCAACTGGGCGCAGATTGCTGGGGCAAAACTGACTCAGACGCCGCTGGGTAGCGGTAAACGCACGACCTATCAGGATGTGTTTGTCACGCAGGTCGGTGAACAATACACCGTGGATAACGAGGCGCGTATCAACATCACCGCCTTTGCACTTAACAAAATTGAGGAATAATGATGTCCGGGAACATTACCTGCACGGGTTCATTGCCGATTGGCATTGTGTTTGATGGCAAGCTCCACCAAGAGGTGGAGTTGGGACTGGCGACGGTTGGGGACGAAATTGCCGTGATTGAAGAAGGTGTCTCTGATGCGGGAGTGCCGATTGCTGTGCTGGCTCGAACCCTTCTGAAAATTGGTGATATTCCAGCTAAGAGCATCAGCTATGAGCTGCTCTGTGACAACCTCGTTTCCGAAGATTATGCGTACCTGCGTACCCTGCGCGATGAGGTGAAAAAAAAGCTCAAATCCACGAGCAGCGCTTTACTGAGTACCGGTTCACCGTCATCCGACTCGGACAATACGGCATCACAGAAGAGCAAATCAGACGCGCCAGCGCTGTAGAACTGGCCGGATGGTTGGATGCTATTACCCGCCGGGAAAATCCTAAATTCTGGCAGAAAAACCGCACCGTTATCAGCCTGCGTCGCCCCCGTAAAGGGTCGCGCAGCGCTGCCCCCCGCTAAGAGGACTGCCCTGTGGCCCGTGATTTTGATACTCAAATAAAATTTGGCGTTCAGGATAACGCCACTCCCAAAATCCGGTCTTTATCCGAAGAGTTCCGCCGCATGTCTAGCGCCCGTGAGTCGCTGGGCATTCGCTCTGAACACAATATCCAGCGGGAGATTAGCCGCACGGTCGCAGCCTATAACCGACTGGAGCGTAGCGGCGTTCTATCGGTTAAAGAGCAGGAACGTGCCTACCAGCGCATGCAATCAACGGTCTCACGCCTGCGTCAGGAGATGGGTGAGACCCTGCGTGTCCAAGAGAAGATGAACCCTGCCCTGCAGGAATACCGCCGACAGGCGCAGGCACGCGAAACGCTGGGTATCCGCTCTGAACAATCCATCCGCCGCGAGATTAACCAGACGCTAGCCGCGTACAATCGCCTATCCCGCAGCGGCACCATGAGCGCCAGCGAACAGACCCGTGCTTGGAACCAGACGCAGACCACCGTAGCCAGACTCCGACGTGAGCTGGGCGAGACAGAGCGAAGTTATCAGCGCCTTGCCCGCGTGGGTAAAACCGTGGGCGCTATCGGCGGTGGTTTAATTGCTGGTGCGATGGTGATGCGCAAGCCCATCGAGAATCAGATGGAGTACGATTCCGAGCTGCGTAAGCAGGCGAATTTCGCCTACAGCGATAAAGACCTTGCAGGCCGTCAGGCTGGGATGAAAACCATTGATGCTGCCATTAAGCGTGCGATACGCGAAGGGGGTGGCGATATTAGTGGTGCATTCCATGCGATGGAAACCATGCAGCGCTCCGGCACAATGGGACGTGATCAGGTCTTCGCGGCGCTTCCGGGTGTCATGAAAATTTCCAGCGCAACGGAAACCGATCCAGCAGCAGTGGCCAGCTTGCAATCCAGCGCATTTAACTTTGGTCTGAATGAGAAGGATGCACATGCAGCGTTGAGTTCTGCGACTACCATGTCACAGCACGGCGCAGTGGGCATGAACTTATTAGCTAAGGAGATGCCAGAGGCTCTTGAGTCAGCTAAAGCTATCGGCCTTCACGGTCGTACAGGCTATTCACAAGTCGGCGCGTTATTTGAAGCCGCAGCACGCGGGGCGGATGCCGCACATCCTGAAGCTTCAGCAACATATACCAACAACCTGCTTAGCGAGCTTGCGTCACCCACTTTGGCTAACAATTTTAAGCAAGCAAAAATAGGTAAGCGCGGTATCGATATTCGTGCGCTTATCCGTGCAGATGCCGCAAAAGGGCTGACACCACTTGATACTGTCGACCGAGGAATTCGGGCGATGGATGAACACGATCCCCAGTTTGTTGCGCTGGAAAAACAGATCTCCCGCACTGCACCCGGTGAGGCCAGAGCACAGTTGGAAGCACGCCGCGACCAGATACATG